TGGAACAGGATATTCGTTTTGATTGTCTTCGTATGCCATTAGTAATCATTTCCTTCGGTAATAATATTTGTATTTGTGACTGAGCTTTGTATTCCTACATTCAACACTTCGTCGCTAGTTATAACTGTACCTGTGGCTTTTAAACGTGCGGCAGTAATACTATCAATAACTTCTACATCAGAAACATTTGCTGCATTTACAAATATTTCATCATTTTCGCAAACTATTTCGTACAAACTACCAAACACTTGTGTTTCGCTTTTCGGTACTAAAACTATACTTGCTGCATCTGGAGAAACCTGTGTCATAACATATGCTGCTAATTCACTGAAATAAAATGTTTCGCCAAAGTCCCAATTTTCTAAACTAAAATATTCATTTATTGCATCAACAACTCGAGACTTTATGTCATTATCATTTACGACTCTGCCTGAGTTTTTAACTATTTTTATAGTTGCTTGTAAATCTTCGTCTGCTAAACTACCAAACAACGGTTTGTATTTTACAGGATGATATATTAGTTCATCGGAAATACTTTTAATTTTTTTAATATCTTGTCCGTAGCTTAAAAATAAACTATCACTGCTAGGAGGCAACGGTTTTTCATCTAAATTGCCAATAAGATATTTTCTAAATTCTGTATCATATGTTTTTTCTAAAAGATACAAATCAATAATGTTGCTGCTGCTAGGATCTATTCTACGATTTTCTGCTGCTGCATGTCTATAATTAAATCGTAAACTATCTCTGCCTTTGTAAGCACGCCAATTTATATCTAATTCCAATCTTGTCATTGTCGAATTAATTTTTTTAAACACATCTGTGCTGCTTATATAAAAAACTTCATTGCCGGTGTAATTGCTAAATGCTCCAACAGCAGCTTCTGTATTTTTTACAATAATGTTATTTGTTTCTGCATTTGCATATTCAAATGTTTCAACATCGTTCATTAGCACTTTTTTTGCAAATATATATTTTGTATCTGGCAAATAATCAGGTGCAACAATTTGTGTAAACACATCTGGATCGTCGATCACACCGTCGCCGTCTGTGTCAACAAATCCTACTTCTAATTTTTTACTGTCAACATAACCTGCAACTGATCTATAAGAAGAAATAACTTGGAATTTATAATCTTGTGTAAAATTTGTTAAACTATCAGGAACATTATTATTACTTAATACATCAATTGTATCAGTCACAATTTTTCCAGTTTTGCTATCATATATTCTATCATTGCCATCAAAGTAGAAACGTATTTGTTCATCGCTTTCAAACACATATCTCAATCCACGATGAGTCACAGTATAAGTTTCTCCGTTGGTTTCAAACAAGAAAATCCAACTACTATCTTGATTTGAGCCTGTAGCATCGCCTGCTCTACCTGTGCTAAATGCACTAGTTTTATCTAAGTTTGTTGATGTAATAACTTTCCAATTTGAAGTTTCTACATCATAACGCAATCCAAAAGTTTTATAACTAAATGCTTGATCCACCATTTGAGATAATGTATCTGCTACAATGCTTAAATTTAATACTGAAATAATCTCAGATAATTGCGCACCTGACGGAATATTATCATTTAAAATAACAGGTCCTAAATCGCTATCAATGTCTTGTATTGTACCATTTTCAAAAACACTTACAACTTTTGTCCAAATATAAGTTTTGTCTCCTAGCTTAGTAGGATTGCCTGCAACCAATTTATTGTTTTTATCAAAATACTGACCAGTAGGAGCAATAAATTTAATTAAACTACCAGGTGCTACAAATCTCATTGTGTTAGCTGTAAAACTACTAACTGCAACAGGAATATTAAATTGATCCTGAAATATACCTGAACTTTGATTGGTATCATTAGTAGTTGGGTTCCAAGTAAAATTCAAGTCTTCTACACTAATATTTCTATCAAAGTTTTTGTAATAAAAGTTTTTTGTTTGTGTATGTTTAACAATTTCTAAAACTTTTGAATTAATCACTGCTTCGATGTCAGTTCTTGTTGTAAATCCAAAACTAAATTTCTTTGCTAAATCTTCACTGTAAACGCTACCGTCATCACCAAACATTAATGTGTTGCTGTACTTGCCAGTTGCATCACGTAAATCATAATAGCGACTTATTCCACTACTAGTTCTATTAATGCTTTTTGTTTTAATAATCTGTTGACTTACTCCTAAAGGACCGATATTATAATCTTCGCCTGTAATAAGTCTATTTTGTGTGTAAAACGTACTAGGTGCATTTGTTTTAATACTTTCATTTGTTTCACTAGTATCTGCATTAGATACAGGAACTTGTAAATCTAAAACTAAATTTAGCGTTTCTGTTGTACCGCTTTTACTTAGGTAAGGTATTTGTATTTGTATTCCTACTAGGTCTGCAGGATTAATTTTATATTGTTCATTAGCACTGGTTCTGTAATAAACTTTAAAACTTCCTTTTGGCAATGTGCCAAAAACACCATCACTGAAAATTAAACTTATACGATCGCTAATTCTACTGAGTACACCATATATATCTCTGACACCTTTTTCAACACTGTTGTACACAATATTGTTGCCCTCGATATTGCTAACTTTTGTCCAAATATCTTGCTCAGTGCCGTTGCTGTCTAGTTTGTATAACCAAACGTCAGATTCATTTATATTATCTGTATCAATATTTACAGTTGTGTTTGGAACAGGATTATCTATAGTAAAAACATTGTTTTTTAGAGTACCTTGTCTAAAGTGTAAAAAGAATCCACTGTTTGCACTGCCTGCACCTTGTCCGCTGTCTCTGTATAAAAACGCTAATTTGTTTCCTGGAAACGGTTCTTCTTCATAAATGAAATTATCTCCAGTGTCAATACCTGCACTAGTAATTTCAAATTTTCTACTTTTGCTGTCAACTGATTTAGTAAAACTGAATACTGGAATATCAGTGTTTGTTCCATTAAATCTATATTGTTCAGTTATAATGCCGTCAACTGTAGATTTTTTTACAGGACGTCCAAAACGTGAATTTGCAGGTAGAGCAGAATTCATTATTTTAATAAATTGCTCATACCAGTCACTGTTTGTTGCATCGTTCCAAAGTACAGTTTGTCCACTAAGATTGTTATTATTTGCATCAAACACATCTTCGGTTGTACTTATACTATCAATTTTTAGTAAGCCATTTGCAGTTGTATTTCTACTTGCATTATAGCTAATCAATCTTGCCAAACGGAGAATGCTTTCTCTACGTTCTGCTGTTTCGATATAATTTTCTCTAGCATTTAGGTCTGTGCGGAAGGCTAGGTTTTGACCTAAAAATGCAATCAAATCAATCAGTGCAAGATATTCTGAACTTTCAATATAATCGTTGTAGTCTTCAGGATAATTTTCTCTAATATAAGAAATCATTGTTCTACGTAGATTGTCAAAGTCATAACTTTGAAAATCAGCGTATTTAAAACTCTGATATATTGCTTTCCAATCTTCTGCTAATAGAAGTCGATTTTGCCTATCTGTCGTTGACATATGCCATTCCTCACTTTACAGTGTATTTACCTGAAGTGATAATGTGCGTATTTAAAGAAGGCCGTTGTTTTGGTCAAATTTTATACGCATTGTTTCGCTAATGCTGTAAGGAAGGTATGTAATGCTGCAATCTACTTGCAACCCGCTTTCGTAGGTATCAACTGTGACAGAATTTACATTTATACGTGGATCAAAATTGATTACTTCGGTAATATCTTTGATTATTAGCTCTTTTAAATCTTCAGTAAATGGCTCAAATAATACATCCCAGATTACAGTGCCAAATGTAGGGTTTTCTAGTTTTTCGCCTTTGCGAATATGAAAATGGTTTATAACATCTTGTTTGATTATTTCTAAATCAAATAGATTAAATCCACGTGGATTAGCTACAGTGCTGATACCCCTGTATTGCTTAGAAGTCACTGGTGCTTCTTCTCCAGGAGAAGATATTGTCACGTTCTTATAAAGTGGTTTTTCATTTGTAGCCATACTGTATTTATACTAAAACTTTTTCATAAAGATCGTTTGCCTTTGGTGTAATACTTACAAGTGTGCCATTTACAAATTTTTGTACTGGTTGTATAATGATTGGTCCTTGAGTAGTAAAGCCGTACAAATCTCTTTTCTTTACTAGTTTTGTACCAAACTTTTTAGCTGTTTTTTTAGCAGCATTAGCTACATTTGCAAACGTTTTATCTCCAGTTGTTTTGAATGTTTTCTTGTGAAGAGCATTTGCTGCACTGGCAATTGCATTTGCTTGTGTCGCAGGGTTTTCTTTAAATCTTATGTTATTTGCAACTTGTCTGCCTACATCTTTTACAACATTTGGCCTGTTCAGTGCTTTGCCAATTAAATTTGCTCCAACTTGAGCTGATGCTTCGCTTATAACACTTCTTAATCCTACAGGCAATCCGTCTACTGCACTTGATAAGTTTTTTGTAAAGTCGCCTATTCCTTTTGTAAACCCATCAAACACTGGGCCAACACCTGGTATGCTACTAATTGCTGAACCTAAACCACTTGCTAATTTGCCTGCTGCGTCTCCTAATGCATCTCCTAGTCCGCCTAAGGCTTTTCCTATTGCACCGTCGATTGCGCCTAATGCACTGCCAAGTGCGCCAGTTAACCCTGTAGAACTTAATAAGTTTTGCATCGTGCTAGGCAAACTTCCTAACAAGTTGTTTAATCCTTGTCCTATAATACTACTTAGACCACCTTGTAAACCTTGTAAAAAACTGTCTTTGATAAGGTTTACTTCGCCGCTGGTTGCGTCAACAATTTGTGTTCTAACTGTACTAGGATTATCAGCAACTGGAGTTCCTGCATACGTTGTAGTTGCAGTACCTCTTTGTTGCTGTTGACCAAAAGGTTGTGTAAACCCAGCAGCTAGTTGATCCGGGTTTATCCACCCGCCTGGAGTAAATGCAGCTGGGTTTGCAATACCTTGTAATGCAGCAGCAGCTTGTGCAAACTGCGGTGGAATTTGATTTTGCAGTTGAGATATTCCTGCAGATAATACTCCTTGTGCTGCTCCTCTTATTGCTCCTTGCAACCCACCTTGTAATCCACCTTGTATTGCACCTACAGTTGCTATAGTAGGTATAGGACTTTTTCTTGCTAGTTGATTTACTGCATCTCCTAATACCCTATTACTTTCTCTAAGTGCTGCGTTTCTAAGTTCGCCCCCGATTGCTTGAAACATCAATCATCCTCCGGTTTTAATTCATTCATAAGTGTCCTATCTGTATGTACAGGACGTTCTTCCATGTGTATATCTTGGCTTTCTGTGTCAACTGCTTCTGTTTTATCTGGAGCAGTTTCCAATGGGTTCCAATTTTCGTGACCTTGCCACGGTTCGTGTTGTGGAACACGCTGTGGAAATTTTGCTTTTAAAGGTAAAACTGATTCTGATGCTTCTGGTGCAGGCTCCGAGGCAGCGGCTGCCGGACCATTCATATCGATACGGTCAGCTGTTTCTTTATGATGACTAGATTTAATATTGCTTGTACCTGCTGCTGTAAGTTTCATATCTCCGCCACTGTATCCGCCTACACCTGCTGCGCCACTCCAGTTTAAATTATTGCCTGCACTAATGTTTACATCTGTCTGTGCAGTTTCAAATAAATTATTTGTCACTAATACATGTTTGTCATTCAACACTGTTGTTTTCATATCTTTAGAAACAGTTGTATCTAAATTGTTTTTAAACTTTAGTTTGCCATCAACGCCCACTAATAATTCATAATTCAACCCGCAACTTGTAAAAATGTTTTCATTAACAATCATATTGATGTTTCTACCAGCTTCAAAGTTAATATCTCTGTCTGCAACAAAGTTAAAATCTGTTTCTGTATGGAAACTAATACTGTCTTTTGCATACACATCAAGTTTACCATTACTTGACATTTCTATCCATGCAGTACCTCTACTGTTGTTGATGTAAACTAAATCCTCGCTGGTGTTGATCATTATTTGCGCACCAGTACGTGTTCTAAAGCGTATCATCTCGTTTGCAGGTCTAGTCACATCACCGCCTGCTTCGCTGGCTTCTTTGTTTAGGTATTCATAAGGAGTATCTTCAGGAGATCCTTTACGTAAAAACTTATCGTCACCGTCATCAATTACAAAACTACTACTGCCTAAACGATTAACATGAACAGTTGCTTGACTTTCTTTTACACCTATTCTACCTTGTGGAGATCCTCCACGCTTATCTAACGGGCCAGGTGTACTAAATCCGTATACAGCACTAGGAAATTCTCTTTGCGCACTTGTAGTTGTTATACCTCTAATATCATCTTCAAGTGTTCCCTGTTCTTTTAATGTATCAACAAAATCATCGTTTACTGGTCTTTTGTATTTTACAACATTATTTGTACTCGGTTTAGTAATCTTTTTGTTGTATTCTCCAACAGGTAATTTTTTGCCTTTTAGATCGCCTGTTGCATTTGAAGTTTGTTCAGTTGCAGGTTGTCCACCGGGCAACATATATGTCATTCCTTTTTCAGGAATACAAGCAAACCAATAACCAAATTCTCTGCTGCCTTCAACAAAGGTCACAAGAACTAATGTTCCTGGATCCGGTGGTACCATCCAAAAACCATAACTTTTTTGTGTATCACTGTATTTGTCATTCTTGCCTAAATGCTGAGATCCTGTCACTCCGTAAAACGGACTAGCATAATAAACAATAGCTGTTTGACCAAGTGTTTCGCCGATGTTTCCTGCTTCTGTAGTTTTTAATAGTTCAACTTCCAAGCCTCCTAAATAATAAGGATCGGAATGCTTGATTACACGAGCAATAAAAGGGCCGGCATTTTTAGCAGGTTCAGCTATGCCTGCTGTACGTTTTTGTTCTGGAGATTCATTACTTACTGTTTTCTTTTCCATGTTTAACCTTTGTATGGCGAATTCATATTTTGTGCGTCAGTACTATCCTTAATTTTTACAGGATTGTCGCCACTTGTATTAGTATCTTCCGGTTGCCCTCTTCTACGCAGAAGTTTTAATGTTTGAGTAAATTGATTTCCTCTAATTTCGTTTGTTATTTTTGTGACTCTGTAAAGTCCACTAAACTGTTGTACAGGAATTGTGTCTTCTGGAAATATCATTCCTCCTGTTTCAGGATTATAATCTATAGGAGTTCTAAAATTTAGTAAAACATCTGACTCACTACGCTGATAATCAATCTGCCCGTTTGCTGTACTGTTTAAATCGCCAGGTGAGTCTGTCCAATTGCCCATTCCGCTGTCTACAATAAAATACGGATCGCCAAATATTTCTAAATCAACTTCTACCAAGTCCATGCTACCCGATCCAAGGATGTTATCGTGAAATTGTCTTGCCCAACGTATTTTACTATTATCTATTCCGGCTCCTCCGCCGCCTTGGGTACTAGTACTTTGATTAAAACTTTGAACTGTTAAACCTGTTGCACTATTTGCACCCGAATTTTCAGTTTTCATTGTTAAAGTTTCGGGAGTTTTTAGCACAGTATTTTGTTGCAATCCTCCTGTTTTAAAATCAAAGTTGCCTTGTCCGTAATCCGGCTGTATAAACTGGAAGAACGCTGCATTAAATTGTATATCAAAATTTAAGATATCTGTATTTTCGCCACTGTAGATATAATTGTATTCTTTTTTAGCACTTTCACGGAGTGCATTATGACTCAAGCCAGGATCTCCTGGTCTTTGTAAGTGGCTGCTGTGTACCATGTATTCTACAACTTTATAAT